GAGGGTGAATTGGCCATGCTCCACCCAGTAGGAATCCCCGGTAACCAGGACGATGGTGGCGTAGTCCTGGCCCTCCTCGGAGATCACGGCGGCCACATGCTCGGGCCGGACGGCAATCCACCGGTCTTTCTCCCAGATCTTCAGTTTCAGGAAGTGGTTCATTTGTCCTCCTTCTTCCACTTGGTGTGTGTCTTGCGATACTCGGTGGCGTAGAGCCTGGCGCACTCTTTGCACCGCCGGCCGCCCTTTTTGTGGATACTGAGATTCGACCCGGAGTAGGGATGCCCGTGCGGGCAGTGGGTTCTTGCGAGCTGAGGCTGCCCAGCCCTGCCCCTGCTGACGTTCACCTTTTGGGTGACAGGCTCCAAATGGTCCGGGTTGACGCAGTTGCGCACCCTGCACAGGTGGTCCAGCACAAGCCCTTCCGGAATGGGGCCCACTAGCAGGGAGTAGGTGAGGCGGTGGGCGCGGTGGCTTTTGCCCTGATACTTGAAGCTGGAATAGCCCTTGGGCTTTAGCCCTACCTCGCGCAGCCAGCACCCTGTCTCGGAGACGGAAGTCCTTCTCCACAGCGACTCAGGGACCAGCGGGTCACCGAAGGCGGCCAACTATTCGCGGTCCTTAATCCACTTGGCCCCCACGCCGTTGTCGTCGAAGTAGATCTGCACGGACCCGTTGCGGGGGTTGTTCCCGTCCCTGCGGGCCCGGTCCACGGCCAGCCTCGTGGCGAACTTCATGCCGTCGTTGAGGTCCTTCATCTGGACGTAGGCGTGGAACTCGGTCGGCGCCGGCGGGCGGACCTCGATGTTGTGGAAGCTGTCGCTCATTCGGCCACCAGCACGATCAGCTCGGCGTCGATGATGTCGATGCCACGGGCCAGCTTCTCGGCCGGCCACGGGTCCTTGAAGCCGCCCATCGCCCAGGTGCCGTCGAAGTCCTTGATCGCGGCGTTGATGGGCTCGCCGTCCTCGGTCCGGGTCAGGATGACGCTCCCCAGCTTCAGTGCGTCGAGCTGCTCCTGCAGCAGTGTCTTGCGGTCTGTGATGCTCATTCGTTCTCCCTGTAATCGGTAACGTGGAGGACCTTGCCTCCGGTCATGCGGGCATTGAAGTAGAGGTGCTGGAAGAGGTTCCCGGAACCCTTCTCGATCGCCTTGCTGGTGACGTAGCAGTTGCGGAAGCGCAGCCCCTCCAGCGCCGCAAGGTTCGCGATGTTGGCGATCACCTTGCCCACCGGGAAGAACAGCCAGTCGTCCTCGTCCGCCTCGTCGGCGCAGATCAGGACATCCCAGTCCGGCTTACTCATCGCTTGTCCCTCAGCAGCCAGGACAGGAGGAGGCATATGACCCCGATCAGGATCAGCGTCTGTCCGATCATTCGTCCACCTCCTGGTCCAGCGGGCCGAACTCGCCCCGGCGCAGCGGGATGACGTCCTTCGGGCCCAGGGAGATCCGGTCCGTGGGGGAGTGGACCGGGTGGACCAGGACGTACTGGTCGTCGTCCCACTCCCGGGACCCGCGGGCCTCATAGAAGCTCGGCTCGGGAACCTGGGCCACCTTGCAGACCCTGCCCTTCTTGAACTCCCCGATGTCGATCAGCAACTTGACCCGGTCTCCTACCTGCACTTTCGCCATCGCTTCCTCGCGCCTGCGCGCGTAGACCTCGGCGGCCAGCTCTGCTGCCACGCCATACCGGTTGAGTAGTTCGTTGCCGTTATTGACCATGAAGTTCATAGCCCGGTCGGCCCGCTTGCGGGTCCACACGTACGCCTGGATGCGGGTGGGGATGCCATCCACGGCCAGGGTCACGAGGTACCGCAGCGGAATCCTGGTGCTGTAGATGTAGGCCTCGTAGGAGACGCTGATCCTGTCCTCGCTCATACCGTCACCCCCATGAACTCGCGCAGGGCCTGCCGGCCATGCTCACAAAAGAAGCTGTTTACGTCATGCCCCTCAGGAAAAAGCCGGATCTCGGGTCCGGGGACGTTCTGGGCCAGCTTGGCAGCGAACTTCTTCCCGGCACCCTGGTCGTCGTTATCGGCGCAGATGACCACCGATGCGTACCCCTCAAACAGGAGGCTGTAGTGGTCCTTCCAGGCGCTGGCGCCGGGGATCCCCACGGCCGGGATGCCTGCCTGGACCAGGGTGATGCAGTCGACCTCGCCCTCGGTGATGGCGATCGTCTCCTCGGACTCGAAGAACGCCGGCGTGTTGAAGATCGTCAGCTTGGAACCCTCCGGCTGCCAGTACTTCGGCCCCGTGTCCCGTTCCGGCGGGCGGCGGAAGCGCAGCGCCACCGGGCCGGTGGGGGTGTTGTAGGGGATGGCCAGCATGCCCCGGGCGTCGTCATCCAATCCGTCTGGGCTTACGGCGGCCCCCAGCAGAAACCGGCTTATGGTGTCCTGGGTCAGCTGCCGCTCCTCCGTCAGATATGCGAGGAGTCCCGCGCCTTCCGGGCTTCTCAACTGGTCCTGGTACTTCAGTACCCGGTCCACCAGTGATCGCCTCTCCGATGACGAGAGAACCGACATAGTCCACGCCTTCCCTTAGCCTGATGAGATCGATGGCGTCACCTGTGAACTGGCAGGCGAAGCAGTGAACGCGCCCCGTCTTTCTGTTCACGGTGGCCGAGGGGTCCCTGTCCTCGTGCTCCCCGGTGGGGCACGGGATCTTGACGTACCCCTCCCGGTCCGGGACCGTCCGGTCCAGGTAGTGCTCGACGACGACCCGGATGTCAAAGCGCCTACTCGGGCTGGAAGTCGCCAAGTACGCCGTCCCTGAGGTTTTCCATCAGCTCGAAGTACATGCCGGAGATTTCCGCGACGATGTCCGGGAGCTGGTCCTCGGGCAGCCCCTCGGCTGCCAGGTTGGCCATGGCCACCAGCTCCTGCAGCTCGGCGATGGTGAGGGTGATCTGGACCTGGAGGTCGGAGATCTCAGCCACGGTCGGCCTCCTCGGCGCGGTGCTTGCCGGCGCCTTCTGTGAAGCCGGCGAGCCGGTCCATGACGTTGTCCAGGGCGCCGGCGATCCGGGCCAGGCGGTGCTTGAGGAAGATGGCCTCGACGAAGATCCCGGAGGAGACCCAGGCCACCGCGGCCGAGACGATGACGTAGGCGATGTGGGCCGCCTCGTCGGTCTGCGGCCAGGTGCCGACGAACCAGCGAGTGGCGAAGGCCACCAGCAGGATCGCGGTCACCGTGACGGAGATGCCCAGCGCGGCGATCTCCCAGTACTTGAGCTTGGTGAGTTTGTCGATCATGATTCGTTCCTTCGTGTGCTGGGGCGTCCGGTGATCCAGGTCCAGTTCCGGCCGCGCTTGATGTTGCTGATGGCCTGCTCGGACACGACATAGTCCTCGGCGATGACCTTGCCGGGGATCCCGGCCCGCAGGGCAACGTCGATGGCGCGGACGTCCTCGACGGTGAGCTGTGCCTTGGCGGAGGTGACCAGCGCGCGGCCGGTGATCCCGCCCCACGCCTTGCCGGTGTTGATGGCGCTGATGGTCTGCTGGGTGACGCCGAAGTCGGCGGCCAGCGCCGGCTGGGACTCCCCGTCACGGAGGGCCGCGTGGATGAACAGCACGTCATCCTCGCTCAGTACTACTGGCACGGTCATTCCTTTCCTTCCATGTGTTTGCGGTCCCCCCGGAGCAGGGCGACAAATTCCGAGACCTCCATGAGGCACCACTGCTTCATGGGGTCCGTGACCCCCTTGCGCTTGGCGATCACGACACCTGCCAGGGCCCCGTCGTTGACCCGCTCGGCCTCCGCCTCGGCGACCCATTCGGCGGCGAAAAACTGCCCGCCCCGGTCCTTGACCTCGATGACGATCCGGTGCTCACCGTGCCGGACGTTGGCAATGTCGCCGCGGTCCTTAGCGCCGGTTTTCACCTTCCGGTCGATGCGTGTGTCTTCCAGTGCCCATGCCAGGCCGTCAGCCACGGCGCGTTCCATCTTGGCTCCCGCCGCCTTGGCCGTGGCCCTATTCCTGGTCATCTTCGGGAGCCTCGGCCAGGCCTGCGGTGATGGCCAGGGTGGCGGCTGCCCGGCCTGCCCACTTGGCGACGTTGGCGGCGTTGGACTCGACAACCTCGCTGAAGGTCCCCGGCAGCAGCACGGCCGCATCGACGGCCGCCGTGGCGATGTCGGCCAGGGCCGCAACCTCGTCGGCATCCATGGTGAGGGTGACCCGCACGCCGGGGCGCTTGGTCACCTCATGGACGTAGGTGGTGTCACTCAATGGGTCTCCTAACCCTGAAAATGCATGCGTGCGAGGTCGGCGTACAGGGGCAGGTTCCACTCGGCCCGCGGATCGGCCTTGCCGGTCCTGTTCTTCACGGGGGAGATGTAGAGCTGCTCGCCCCGGCGGTGCATGGTGAGGATCAGCTCGGGGGTTTTGTCGATCTTTCCCCTGATGCCGGCCCGGGGGATCGGGCGGTCACCGTTGGTGTATTCACCGGTGGTGTGGTGGAGCGTAATGATGGCGGCCTTGGTGTCGCGTGCCAAATTGTGCAGGAAATCCATGTTTCCCTGCAGGGCCTGGAACTCCTCCCCCTCCCCGGCGTAGAGATTCATTGCGTTGTCCATCACGAAAACTTCCGGATAACAACCGTATTTGGTTGCATAGGCCTCGAACTCCATCAGGACGTCCTCCCCGGTGGGGGAGGTGTCGTAGACGAACTCCATGTGGGAGGTGGAGGCCCTGACCTCCGCCTCGTAGCCGGTCACGGTCCCGTTGCGGACATCGCGCTCGATGTCGGAGGTCTCGTAGCCGGTGGCGATGGCCGCGGCCCGCACCCACATGGTGGCCTCGTCCGTGTCGGCCGAGAAGTACAGCGACCGGTTGTGCTGCCCCTGGTCGTTGCCCCTTTGGAGCATCGACTGGACGACGGCGGACTTGCCGGTGCCCGGTGCGGCTGTGACCAAGGCGAGCTGTCCTTTCCGGAAGAAGACTTCGCTGGCATTCAGGGCCTGGAACGGGCTGTAGAGAGGTGTCCCGCTGCCGGTATTCCTTCTGCGGCCCTGGTTCAAACTCAGCAACAGGGCTCCTTTTTAGGTCAGTGTGCTGACGATCTGCACCATGTCTTCCCAGTAGCCCGTGATCCCGCAGCGGTTGCACTGGATGGTCCTGGAGGTGGCGGTGCAGTAGCGGACGTACTCCGCCCAGGTCGCACAGCACGGGTAGAAGTAGGGCGGCCGTTTGTGCGGCTGGGCCTGGCAGTGGTGGTATGACACGGCGACGAACTCTGCATCGCCGCCGTGCCACGGATCGCCGTCACTGTGCCGGCTGTGCCCGCAGGCCGGCGGGAAGTCCAGCTCTTCGAGGACTGACAAGTCCAGCGAGATGTCCGCGTTCATCTACTGTGGCTGGATTCCGGTGAGCCAGGACCAGGTCTCTCCGACAAGGATTTTGTGGACATTCTTGCGTGAACATCCGACTTCAGTTGCAATACGTTGCATTGGAAGCCCCTTCTTTCTCAGTTCCAAGACGGACATAACATCCTCCTCGGACAGCTTGTTGTGGCCACTGGCGGTACCCCGATTGCTGGTCCCATGCAGGACGCGGTCCATCTGGTTTTCCGAGTTGGATCCGTACGCCAGGTTCTCCAGGCGGTTGTCCGTGCCGACGTTGTTAAGGTGCCGCACGATCCGGCCCTCGGCCGGGCCAAGGAACGCCTCGGCCACGAGCTGCTGGACAAGGCGGTTCCTGCGCTTAGTGCCACGAGCATGGGCCATGATGTACCAGTAGCGATCCCCCGGCCCCAGGGTGGGCTTCATGACCAGGGGCGAGGACCGACGGGCCTTGCTGCGCCCGCCAACCTTCCAGCTCCGAATCCCACCCTGGGAGGAGGCGTCATACCATCCGTCGAGGGACGGTATGGGCCGCCATTCTTCTTCAATCACCGAATAAATTTCCACAATTTCATGGTTCCATTGGCCAGGCCCGGGTGGTTCACATCGTCGGTCTTCTGCATGTGGTCCGTCATCTCCTTCGGGCGCGGGTCAGCCCACGCGCTCCAAGCGCCCTTTGCACTGGTGCCGGAGACGAGCTTGGCCGGCATGCCTGCCACCATCGGGGCACCGGGGGTGCCGCCGCCGCCCGGGGAGGCGGGCTGCTGGTAGGTGTTCTGTGCCGGCGGGTAGGCGTTCGGCGCGGTGGGGCCGGAGGCCAGCGGCTGCGCCGTGGGCATCCCGGCGGTGGACTGTGCCGCCATGAACTCGGCGAACAGTTCCTGCTCGGTCTTGGCGGCCGGGGCGGTGACCTGCTGCGGGGCGAAGGCCCCGGTGTCCTGCGGGGCATCGAGGGGCTTTGCCCCCAGGATCCCGCCGACGGTGAAGTGTGCGGCGAATGCCTCGTTGGCCTCGGCCAGCAGGGCAAAGATGCCGTTGGCCCGGATCTCCTGGAGCTGCGCGGCCTGCTGGACCGTGTTCTCGGAGCGCAGGACCAGCCAAGGCGAGTTGGCTCCGGGAGCCTTCAGGGTGGTGGTGATGGGTGCTTCAGTCAAAGCGGTTCTCCCTTGTTGTAAACGAATGGCTAGGATCTAAACCCAACCTTGGGGTCAAAAAAATAAGACCTACACGGTCACCAGGTACGGCTTGCCGCCGTTCTTGGACTGCCGCCGGGCCACCACATTGGGTTTCTTCGGGTCGGCCGTCGGGATGATGGCCCGCCTGTTCTTCCCCAACAGGTCCAGGACAACGTTCTTCATCCGCTGGGCCTCGGCGATGGCTGCCTTCTCGGCCTCCAGGGCGGCCTTGAGCTGGTCGGCCAGCTCGCGGGTGACCTCGACGTCCTTGTTGATGATGTCGGGGTGCCGCTCGCGCAGCAGTTCGTAGGTATCGGGGCCGCCGTCAATGGGCGGGGGGGTGCCCTCGAGGGTGAGCTGGCCGGGCAGGGAGTCGTAGAACTCCTTCGCCGCATCCAGCATTTCCTCCCCGCCGATGGAGTACCATTCCTCGGCGCCGGTCTGCATCGAGACGACCGGCCTGGCCACGTCCCGGGGGACCAGGAACTCGCGGTAGTCGCCGAGGGCGACGAGCACGACAAGGTAGCCGTACTCCAGCCCGAAGCATTCGAGGTACCAGCGGAGCTGGGCCACGTACTTGACCGGGCACAGATCCCGTTCCCATCCATAGCCGCTCATGGAGGCCTTGATCTCCAGTGCGGCCTCGACGTCGAGGGTCTCGAACGCCGGCGCACCGTCCCAGTCATCGTACTGGTAGCGCACTGCCAGCAGGCGGTCCGGATTGGCGCCGTGCCAGGGCCGGTCCTTGTGTACCCAGGAGCCGGAGACCTGCACGTCGAACTCGGGGTGGACGTCGGCGAACTTGTCCGCCACCACCGGTTCGAGGCGATGCCCCCACTCGAAAAGCGGATTGGCCGATTCTTCTTTGGTGATGAAGCCGGCCTTGCGGTACCACAGGACGTAGCGTGACTCGAAGGAATTGACCCCCATGATGGAGCCGACCTCGGAGCCGCCGATCACGCGCCGGCGGGCCTCATGCCATTCCGGCGAGCCGTCCTCGAAGCGGCCGACCAGGACGGCGGTCCCGAGAGAGACCGCCTCCCCGGTTGCCGTCAAGAGGTTGCCCCGCTGTCCGGGCTGAAGTAGATCAGGACGCTCCCGTAGGGGCTGTACTCCATCGACCCGACCTTCTGGCCGAAGGTCAGCCCGACATCCAGCAGTTCTTGGAAGCGGGCGTCATCGACCTCGGCCGTCCCCGAAAGGACGACCTCCCCCTCGTACTGCATTCCGGCCCTGGTCCTGTTCATCAGGACGCAGGGGACGTCGTAGACGGTCTCGTACTCGTTGTCCGCAATCTCCACGACGGCGAGGCTGCCGGTGGCGTCCTCGTCACGTACTTCTGTGTCCAACTTGGTTCCCCCCTCAAGGATCAAATTTCTGACATTAGACGGCCCCGGGTGACTCGCCCGGGGCCGTCGGTGAGACTCTCTGTCTACCCGCTAATCCTGCCTCACAGGTACGACAATTTCTAGACCTGTTAATGACTTTGTGACATGGAGTCAAGTCACAAAGCCCGCTTAGTATTTAGTGGGGCGTAGGACGTCGGATGATCCAGTCATCGTCCGCTGACTTGGGCACATAGTAGAAGCCGCCCTTGGAGGAGGCATCGTTGGCCGGCGCGAGCGGGTGGTAACTGACCACCAGCTCGTTGGCCTCAAGGTCACGGAGCCAGGCCTCGAGCTTGCGCTCGTCCTCCGGCAGGAGGTCCCCGCCCTCGCGCTGCCGCACGATGGACCGGAACCGCTCCATGATGGCCGTTCCCTTGTGGTAGTCCTCGATCTCCCACGGCAGGATGTCCTTGTACGTGGCGACCGCCTCGGTGTAGCCAGCTTTCTTGAGCGCCTTCCAGACGGCGGATTCGGAGACACCGTAGGTGTCGGCGATTTCCTTCTGTGTCAAGCCCTGGGTGCGCAAACGCCGCAGCGTTGTCGGGTCCGGAAGCTTACGTATGGCGGGCATGTAGCGTCATCTCCTTCTGATCGGGGGCACGGCAGGGGCCTAAAACCCTGCTGGAACGATCGTACATCCATGACCCTACCTTCGGCGGCGAGCCGGGACAACCTTCGCCCGTCACACCCTGCCACCAGTAGGGCCGGATGGCCCGACGTCCCTGCCGTTCCTTCGACCTAAGCACAACTATAGCTAGAGTTTCCCGGATTTAAGCTGGATTCTCGCAACTATGGCGTGAGCTTGAATATTGCGGGCCGTTAAACAGGTGCGGCCCCGGTGGCAACACGCGCACCGGGGCCTGCAGGCTGTACAACCATCAAATTGATGGTATGTTTTTACACACGAGGCCCCCGGACTGGAATCCGGAAGCCTCCAGCGAAGTTCAAGCCAGTCACGCTTCAGCTCCACCGTGGTAACCACTCTATCAGGTTCCATCTTAAGGGCAACGACCGGCTTGAGCAATTCGCTCGCCGGTTTTTTTGTGTCTGAAAGGGAATCTGTTATGTGCATCAAGGCGATCAAGTGGG